CCTGGTCGAGCCAGGGCCTGCCCTGGAGTGTCATCCAGGGGCGGCTTCGCACTGCGCAGCGAGGTCCGCAATGGTCTGCGGCAGCCGCGCAAACGGCACCTGCCGGGCGTCGTGCGGGGGACCGATGCCGGTGTGGAACGCAACCACGTCCCACGTGCCGTCCCGGTGCGGCGCCAGGGCGATCTGCCAGCGCTCCAGGAGCGGCGCTACCGTGGCCCACGAGGGCGGCACCGGGCGGACGACCGGCGGCTGGCCGGGTTGTTGGGTCGTCAGGCTTGCACCGGACGCCGATCCGGTGGTGGCGTCAATGGCCATAGAGATCTCCTTGGAGTTTTCGGACTTGTAGCCGCCGGAGGGCAAGCGCACTGTCGCACGCCTCCAGCACCGCCAGCACCCGCGCCTGCGTCGCGGCGTCCCAGGTCGCTGGTGGCTGGGTCCAGTCAGCGAGCGCGATGACCTGCTGCCGTACCTGCTCGGCCAGCCGCCGCGTGGGCCAGCAGTACGCGCTGTCGAGCGGCTGGCCGTGCACGGCGAGGCGCCAGGGGTTGCGGCTGTGGGGGGTGCGGATCACGGTGAGGGGCTCAGGCATGGGGCCTCCTTTCTGGCGTCGCGGGGCGTATGGCGGCGCGCCCCGGCGTGTCATGTCGCGTCAAGTCGTGTCGAGTCAGGTCGAGTCGAGTCCAGTCGCGTCGAGTCGAGTCGAGTCAAGTCATGTCGCGTCACGACGTCTGCTTCCGCGTGAACAAATCCTTGTGCGCCGCAAAATCGAACGGCACGGGCAGCGCCGGCGGCTCAGGCGCCTGCGGCAGGGCCCGGCGCACGCGCGGATCGGTCCACAGGGTCAGGCACCCGGCAAGGGTTTGCTGGGACAGATAGCGATGGCGGTCCAGATCGGAGAGCTGGAGCACCTCTACCGTGGCTTGCTCGGCCTGGATCCGGCGGGCTTTGCGATAGATGCGCTGGAAATCGCTGTCGCCTTTGTCCACCTTGGCCGGCTCCGAGAGCCGTTGATAGCCCACCCCGGGTACGGCTTCCAGGACGATATCGTAGTCCAGGGCGAGGAGTTTCACCGACTCCCGCAGATGCTCTTCGCGTTGCAGGTCGATGCCGCAGAGGTCCAGACACATGGCATAGCTAAACACCTCGCCAATGGCTACCAGGTCGCGGATACAATCGACGATCTGGCGCGTCTTCCAGCCCCAGCGCCGGGCGGGCGGGTTCGGCGAAATGCGGCGAATCGGGTCGGCCATAGGGTCTCCTTTCTTGTCTCGGGTCATGTCAGGTCGTGTCGCGTCCAGTCAGGTCGCGTCGCGTCATGTCTAGTCGCGTCCAGTCGCGTCCAGTCATGTCGCGTCCTGCCTGTTCTGCGCGGCGGCGGGCGGCGTCTCATGTCGTGTCACGTCGAGTCGAGTCGCGTCTCGTCCGGTCCTGTCGAGTCGAGTCGCGTCACCTCCTTCTGCGCTCGGTTGTCGTCTCCCCCCACGGCCGCGGCTCCGGCAGCAGCCGGGGCTGCGGCGCCTGGCGCTCCACCGCCGGACAGTCCCAACACTGCTTCGGGTGATCGGCCGCAAGCCGCGGCGCCCAGCGGTGCCGCCCCGGAGGACAATAGCGGACGGGTGCGTCACTTTTATCGTTTTTTGCGTCGAGGATGGTCATGACTGGATCCCCCCTCTCTGGATACGCGGCGCCTGCGCCACAGGGCGTGCTGGCCCTCTCAAGGCCCAAAAACGCCCTAAGCCAGCCGCCGCAGCAGCCCGAGTGTCCACCTGCCGGCCTCCACCAGCGCCCGCAGACGCTTGCTATTGCCGCGCGCCTGCCAGGCGAGGAGTTCAAAGCCCTCGACCTGCCACAGCAGCGCATCATCGTGATAGCCCAGCGTCGGCAGGGCCCCTCCCTGCCCTGGCGGCGTAAACATCCCCACGACGCGATCGAGTTCGCCCTTGAGCTGCGGGTGCGTGACATACGACGTGCACGGCCCGGCGAGCAGCCAGCGCCGCGCCATCTCCAGATCGATCAGGACGTACTCGTACAGCCCGCCCAGCCCCAGCACCGCGGCGGGCAGCAGGTAGCGCGTGCCGTGGGACGGCGGGTAGCGTGCCGGCGTGGTCTCAATCTCTGGGTGTGAGCGCGTCATCGTCATCTCCTGCGCCAAGCCAGTGGCCGCCAAACAGGTGATCGAAGCCCAGGTTTTTGAGCAGCGCCTCGGCCTCTTCTTTGCTCGTCCACTGGGCGCCGCGTTCGACATAGGTGCGATAGAGGTCGCAAAAATACTGTCGCATGCGGCTTTCCTCGCGCTCAAAATCCCACGTCCCAAAGGCGGCTTTGCCCCCTAGTGCCTCAAAACAGCGGCGCGTGATAGGATCCTCAAGCGCCACCTCGCGGTACGGCATGCCACTGAAGCGGCGCAGATCGCTCCAAGCTTCAAGTGCCCGGTCGCGTGCCGGCAGCGCGGGAGGAGAGGCGAAGGCTTCGCCGGCGACTTTGAGCAGTTGGGAAATCTGCGGGAAAAAGTCATAGCGGCGTCGGGCCAGCACGAAGACGATCTTGACTTGCTCCAGCGTGAGATGCTTGAGGTCTTCGAAGTAGCCTTCGAGGACTGCGGCAAAATCGGGTTTGCTGTTGGGATAAAACGCCGCCAGAGTGGTCATGAGCGCATGGAAGGCATCGATATCGTCAGGGCTGTTCATGCACATCCTTTCGCAGTGCTGGATTCCAGCGGGGATCGTTTTTCATGCGCTGGGCGGATTGTTGCGCCTGGCGCGTCAGGTCTTGCATGCGGGGACTCAGGGCGGCCATCGCCTCCTGGTTGTCTGGCTGGCTCGCTTCCTGTGGAGGATCATCGGCGTAATTGCCTTCGTAGACTTTCACACAGTTTTCGATGCCGTCTTTTTTGCTGAGGAGGAAGTTCAGAGTGAACTTGAATCGTGGATGGCCTGGCCCATTGCGTTCTCCCCGGAGAAAGGCAGAATTCGCAGGAGCGCGAAAGCAGGTCAGCCAGAACAGGCGGTCGGGAAAGTCCTTGAGACGCTTCTCAATGCGCTGACGGCGCTCTGGTGACAGGGTTTTGGCCATGGGGATGCCTGGGGGGATATTCGCGTTGTATAGGGCCACAAACGCTTCTGCGCTGGTAATCGTCGCCAGCTCTATCGCCTCCTCGGAGGAGGAGGGAGGAGGAGGTATCGGCTGCTTAGGATCTTTTCTTGTCTTAGATCTTGTCTTTAGTCTTAGATCTTGAAGATCCTGAATCTGTAACAATTCCTGGTTGACAGCGGAAAAGGGTGCACTGGACTGCACCTTTTCGTTGCTCATCTCTGGAAAGGGTGCACTGGACTGCACCTTTTCTTCGAGAAAGGGTGCACTGGACTGCACCTTTTCGTTGCTCATCTCTGGAAAGGGTGCACTGGACTGCACCTTTTCTTCGAGAAAGGGTGCACTGGACTGCACCTTTTCGTTGCTCATCTCTGGAAAGGGTGCACTGGACTGCACCTTTTCTTCGAGAAAGGGTGCACTGGACTGCACCTTTTCTTCGGCAGGTCCAGAAAGGGTGCACTCGGCTGCACCCTTTACGACATAGATCGACGGATACCCACGTCCTCTGCCATGCTCAACAAGCAGTTCACCGACTTCGACCAGATGTTTAATCAGATATTGCGCCTGGCGTCTCTCCATGCGGCATTTTTGCGCCAGCCGGTCCATAGTCGGCCAGCACCGTCCGGCATCGTTGGCCATATCGGCGATGGCCAGCATCATGAGCAGATTGGTGCCCGTCTGTTGGCTATGGTCCCACACATAGGCCATGACTTTGACGCTCACTGCCAGTGCTCCACCTGGTATCTAGTACATGTCTTCCATCAACGCGAGACGCCGCTTGAGATCCGCGACCCGTTTTTTGAGCGAATCCATGCGGATTTTCAACACGGCTTCCCGGTGTTTGAGCTGTGCTTCCTGTTCCTGCACGCGGGCTTCGCGGGCTTCCAGTACTGCTTCACGACTCAGCTCCGGTCCCTGTGCGGTTGTTTTCGCCTTCATTTCTGCTATCCTTTCTGCTGCGCCGGCGTCTCTTGCCGCCGGCGTGTCTTGCCGCAAGTATTGTTCCGTCTCTGTCGCCCCGGGGGGTTATCCCTTCCCCCCGGGGCGGTGCGGCGCCTGCCGCTCCTCACACACCAATTCCTCCCTCGCCACCCCCAGCACCTGGGCGAGCTTGGCCAGCGTCTGCGGGTAGACGTACAGCCGCTTGCCACACTCCAGCGCGCTCACGTACTGCTGCGCCCAGTCCATGGACGCACCCAGCTCGCGCTGGGTGAGCTGCAGCCGGTGGCGCAGCCGGCGCACCAGGGCCCCATCCAGCACCGTGCGCATACGTGCCTCACTTCACAATCAGATGGTTGTGCAACCCGTGCTCCTCTTACGGCCCCAGACTCTTCCCGCCCACCATCCGCAGGCCCGCGGCCTCCGCCGTGGTGCGGCGGCGGCGGGAGGCGTCCCAGGCGAGCACATCCCCGCCGTGATAGCGCACGAGCTCGCCGTACTTGCGAAACGGCGGGCCGCCGCCCCGGTGGCGCCAGCTTTGCAGCGTGCGCACCGCTACCCGCAGGTAGGCCGCGATCTCGCTCGGGAGGTAGATCAGGTTGGGGTCGAGAGGTCCTGGGGGTGCCTGGGGATCAGGTATCATCCGCACGCTCCTCCTCGTCATACAAGGCCTCAACCGAAACCTCGAGGGCCTTCGCCAGGTCATAGAGCACGAGACTGGAGACCCCGACCGTGCCAGCCTCATACTCCGCAATCAGGGAGCGGGATTTGCCGAGTTTGTCTGCCAGCACTTGTTGGGTCATCCCACGCGACTTGCGCCACTGTTTGATTGCGAGCTTCATTGAGTCCTCCGTGCGTCGGTAATGCCGACATTTTAGCATGGATGTCGATTCTGGCAACCTTTTTTCTTCACTTCCCAGCGTGAGGCCGCTTCCTCTTGAGGTATAATGTCGATGTTATCGACATATGGAGTAGTCGTGAAAGGCGACACAATGAGTACAGCGATGATGGTGAATAGCGATCTTGTAGGACAGGTGTTTGGGGCATCGGTGCGGCACGTGCGCAAATCCCTCGGCATGAAACAGGAAGTGCTCGCTGAGGCCGTTGGCTATTCCCGGACGCGCCTGAGTGAGATTGAAAATGGCGATTTACCCACGTTTGATAAAGCCGTCAGTATCGCCAACGAGCTTAGGGTACCCCTGGATCGCTTACTGTACCCCCTGCTCAGCACGCCGGCGATGGGGACGACGCCACACTTCCTGCACCGGCTGATGCAGTTGCCGTCCCACGAGCAACGTCGCATTGTGGAGCTGTTTCAGGTGCTCCTGGATGAGATCAAGCTGGTGGTCGTCTCGGCCTAGAGAGCTGCTTCCCCCTCGCTTCCCCGCTCCTGCCTCCTGCGGGATCCTGCCCGGTCGTGCTGGCCCTCAGGCCACCCTTGCGCTGAGAAAACATCGTTCTATTCATTCCACCCTGTACGACGCTGCATAGCGCCGCACGACGCTATAAGGCGCTATGACGAGTGTTGCATGACGTAACACTACGAGGCAGCACGTCACTGGTGACGCTGGAAAACGCTCCGTGACGATTTCGCTGCTTCCCCCATGCTTCCCAAGGAGGAGAGGCCATGCCACGACTCACCAAAGCCCTGCTCGATGGGCTCCCCCCAGTCGCGAAAGATGCCACCGTCTGGGATAGCTTGCTCACCGGCTTCGGCGTTCGCTTGCGTCCAGGCAGTCCGCACAAAATGTTTTACGTCCAGTACCGCCTCCCCCCAGGCCAGCAACGCCGCCGCAAGCTGGGTGCCTATGGCGTCCTCACGGTCGAGGAAGCCCGCACGCAGGCGCGCCTCTGGCTTTCCCAGGTGGCGCAGGGGAGTGATCCCGTGATGGTGGCCTCTGCCCGCCATACCATGGCGGATCTGGCCGCGCGCTTTGTCGTCGAGTATAGCCAGCGGCATACCAAACCCAGCACCCAACGGGGGACGCGGAGTCTCCTGCGGATCCATATCCTGCCCGCCCTGGAGGCGTACCGCGTCCAGGAGGTGACGCACGCCGAGGTGCTGGCGCTCCACGCGGCCATGCATGCGACACCCTATCAAGCCAACCGCATGCTCGCCCTGCTGTCGCGCATGTTTCGGCTTGCGGAACGCTGGGGCTGGCGCGCCCTCGGCACCAATCCGGCCCGGGGTCTCCAGACCTATCGCGAGCACGCCCGCGAGCGCTATCTCACCCCAGAAGAATGTGGGAGCCTCTGGGAGGCGCTGGCGCAGGCTGACCAGGCACGCACGCAGCATTGGCGCTTTACCATGGGGATCCGCCTCTTACTGCTCACCGGGGCACGGGCGGGAGAAATCCTGGGCTTGCAATGGCGGTGGATCGATTGGCAGCAGGGGCAGGCACGATTGCCGGAGTCGAAGACCGGTCCCAAATCGCTCTATTTTGCGCCGGAGGCGCTCGCGGTGCTCCGACACCTCCCCCGCGCGCTCGACAATCCATACGTCCTGCCAGGCGCCAGAACGGGGCGGCCCTACACCGGCTTGCGCAATACCTGGGAACATTTCCGGCGTAGGGTGGGCTTGGACGATGTGCGGCTGCATGATCTGCGGCATACGTATGCCGCCTATGCGGCGGGCGCCGGCGTGACGCTGCCGCAGATTGGCGCGCTCCTGGGGCATAAACACCCGCAAGCCACAGCCCGCTACGCACACATTGCGCCCGCCGTGGCCCACGCCGCCGCGGTGCAGACCGGCGCGGCGCTGGCGCGGGTGCTCCGGGGGGAAGGGGAGGGGGCGGCGCCACGGACGTGAGGCCGCCGGGGGGGCTTAGCCGTCCAGGCTGGAGGCGGCGCGGCGGTTGAACCAGGACAGGAAGCGCGCCGCGTCGTCGCCCGTGAGCGTGCACAGGGGGCCGTGCTGCTCGTCGATGGTCCACAGCCGCACGCTCCCCTCCTGCACCGTGACCGTGGTCACGAGATCGAGATTGATCGCCTTGCTAGAGGTCACCCAGACCCAGGTCAGATTGGGAAAAGCCATCGTCAGACTCCTGCTGCCGGCGAGTGACCAGGCGGGTCAGGCCGCAGTGTGGACAGGTTTGTCGGACATAGATCCCGCCCCCGGCAGGCAGCGGCGGCCAGGGATGGGTCTCGCTACACGGGATGTCTCCCCGTGCGCACCGGTCTCGGTCTTGGACCGTCGTATGCGTATGGGAGCGGCACCCACAGGGATAGGGCGTGCGCATCGTCTCTCTCCTCCTGAATAATCCTCGTCTCTCGTGGCCGTTGCCACGCTTCACCATCCGCGACTGGTCTGCAGGCGGCAGCCCTCCAACCCATCATAGTGCCGTTGCAGCCAGCGCCAGAACTGCTGGGGACTGCGAAAGCACGGCGTCTGGCCCGTGCCCGTCCACTGTTGCCAAGTGCCATCCTGGCGGCGGGCAAACACGCCGCCGTCGTGATCGTTGGTCCCCAGCTCCGTGCCATCTGATAATCGAATCGTTCTCATCGTCGCGTCTCCTCTGCGGGGCCCCGGGGCCCCGCGTGGGGGTTAGCGCCCGTGGGTTACAGCGCCAGCGCAGCCCTAAGACCCCTTGCACTCTTCTATATGGCCGCGGATACACAAATCCCAGACGAGATGCATGACCGCGGTCATGCCGCCAAACAGCAGGCCGCCAAACAGCCCGGCATGGCCAAGCATAAAGAGGCTCGTACCGATCAGGATATAGGTGCACGGGTGCACCCTGGGATGATGGGGACACCGTGGTTTCAGCATGCGTCGCTCCTTTACGCCAGCGCGCCAGCAGCGGCGGCGCTGCCCAGCGCGGCCTCGAGCTGCCTGCGCCACCAGGCGCTACGGGGGTGGAGCGCCATGTCGGAGGCCTGCTGGATGGCCCGGACCATGCCGCTGGGCAGCCCCAGGGCTTCGCCGGCACTCCGGTAGCGCTCCAGCGGATAGATATCGCTCAGGCTGTGCCAGGCCACGGCGGTCAGCGGACACAGCACCCGGACGCTGCCCGTGGGCTTGAGGAGCCGCAGCTCTCCGGTGCGCTGCCGCAGGGGATAATCCACCCCGGCCAGGGTGAGCTGGGCGAGGAATCTGGTGCGTTTGTCGTGGCTATAGTTGCTCATCTCTCTCCTCCTCGTCTCCTCTCTGCGGGGCCCCTCGGGAGTGCCCCGCTGTCTCTCGTGGCCGTTGCCACGCTTCACCATCCGCGACTGGTCTGCAGGCGGCAGCCCTCCAACCCATCATAGTGCCGTTGCAGCCAGCGCCAGAACTGCTGGGGACTGCGAAAGCACGGCGTCTGGCCCGTGCCCGTCCACTGTTGCCAAGTGCCATCCTGGCGGCGGGCAAACACGCCGCCGTCGTGCTCGTTGGTCCCCAGCTCCGTGCCATCCGATAATCGAATCGTTCTCATCGTCGCGTCTCCTCTGCGGGGCCGGAGGGCCCCGTCGGTGGTTCCGTGCGGAAGCGCTTGCTCAATAGATAGCCCCCCTCACGGATCCAGGGCCCGCCATCGAGGCGCGTCCACACGATCCCGGTCGCCTCCCCGACGGGATCGACGCGGATCGATTCCAGCCGGATCTCCAGCCGGGCGGGGAGGGCAGCGAGGGGGACGCCCGCCTCAAAGAGGGCGCTTCCCGCTGTGGTGCGGCTATATTCGACGGTGTACTGCCTGGCCTGCTCTGGGGTGGCCAGGGGCCAGGGGGTCAGGTCGCGTTGTCGTCTCATCGTTGTCTCCTCGCTGCGGGGCCACGCAGGCCTGCACTGGTGCACGCCAGTGGCCCCGTATCGTGGTACGGGGCAGGCCCCGTCTGGGGTTACGCTCCAGCCTTGCGGCGCTTGCCGCGGCACCAGCCCTCGCCGGGCACGCGGTGGGAAAACCAGGATCCGCGCTCGTTCGACTGTTTCGCCATGGCGTGCTGATGGATCGGGCACCAGTCCTCGCGCTCCTCCAGCGGCGGCGCCGGTGCCGCGGCGGGCGCCGCCGGCGCCGGCCGGGGGAGCTTCGCCTGCAGGCGCTTGATGTACTCGAGGATGCGCGGCAGCCTGGAGGCGACGTCGTTATCGTCGCCACGCAGCGTCCACGACAGCGACACGCCGTCCACCTCAAGGCGCAGACACAGCGTCGAGAGGGGATACTCGCCGGTCGGCGCCGCTGCCGGCGTGGCGGGGGTGCTGGTCAGGGTTACATCGGTCATGGTCACTCCTCCTTTCCTGGCTAGCCTTGCAACCAGCGTTCCCACCGGCTTACCGCGCCGTACCACTCGGTCTCGTGGAACGGCCGTTTGTCCCATAGCTCCAGACTAAGGCTGTCCGTGTACCAGCCGGGACGCTCACTCCGGGGCTCGAACCAGTACGAGCCATCATCGAGCGGGAAGGCCCAGCCGCCGACGCCGTAGGCCCACTCCTCCAGCGATACGGCGGGGTAGATCAGATCCACCGGCGCCGGCACATAGCCCTTGAGCACCAGATTGACGTGGGCCATCGCCACCAGCACCGCCGCGTAGTAGTGTTTGCAGCCGCGGACGCCAGGCCGGGCGTCGGGCATCTGCTCTTCCCGCCGTCTGGCGTCGTAACAGTCACACCCCGTGCGGGTGACCTGGTAGACTACCTCGGGATCGCGCTCACTGGTGACGTGCGCCACGGCCCCGCCCTCCAGGGTCACATGGTTATTCAAAGCAAGGACTAAGCCTTTATCAGCCCTGCGTGCATCGGCGGTCATGGGCAACTGTGCCCGCGCATCACGCAAGGCTTCATCAAAGGCAACCGTGTGCGCTGTCGTGTACTGTGCTAAAATCTGCATCGTCATCTCCTGCCCACATGTGGGACTTGACTGATGCCCTTGCGAGTATGTTTTCCAGGCAGGCTCGCAAGGGCGTTGCTGCGTCTGGGCTTAGCGCCCGTTGAAGCGTTCGAGAATGTCTTTCACGAGGCGGAGGGTTTCTTCCGCATACCGCATCCTCCCCTCATGGTTGGCCGCTATCGCCCGTAAATCGTCGTTGATGCTGCGTTGATGCTCCATGGTGCGGGCCAGGCTCTGGAGCAGGGCTTCTACGTCGTCGGGGGTCATCGTCGCGTCTCCTACAATCCGTGCCGCACGATGGCGGCTTTAAGGGCCTCGATCCGCCAGCCCTGGCGCTTGATCTGCGCCGCGAGCTGCGCCGGCGTGACGGTCCCCTGGCTCTGGACCCAGGCGTTCCACGCCGCCCGCCGCGCCATGGTTACTTCGTGCGTCCATTCGGCGTCTTCCGCCTGCTGGATGGCCGCCATCCGTGCCGCAGCGGTGGCTTCCGCGACCGCGTCATACTCGCGCTCCAGGCGGCGGATGGCGTCAGCGTGGGGGGTAAAGCCCTCGCCGCCCTCGTTGAGTCCAGCATCGTAGCGGCGGGCGGTGGCTTTCAGGGCGGTCAGGTCTGTGGTGATCTGTTCCAGTGTTCTCATCGTCGCGTCTCCTCGTGTGTTTCGCGTTGCTCCTCAGGCCGTGCCTTCCACGGCGACACACTCCACTGCGTGGGGGACCGTAGCTCTTCGTATCCCCCTGTGCCGCTCGCCTGGTCGTCGCGGCTTACCTGCTCTCTTCCACCCGGTTTAGGTCTTGCTCTCGCCGGGGCTGGGGAGCGACTTTGGCTGGAGGTTTCTCGGGAGCGCCTACCTTCTGCTCCCCTCGTCGCTGCCGTGTTATAACTATAATATACATCATCGAATAAATACCGTCAAGTGGTAAAATGCACTAGTCGAGAATTTTTTCTAAAAAATACCCCACAATTTTATATGATGATGTATATTATACGGCAGGAGGTATCTATGACACGAGCAAAGTTTCTGCAACACTTTGGCCGTCGGGTTCGTGCCGCGCGCATTCTCAAGGGGTTGACGTTGAAGGCATGCGCGGAATGCGCCGGAATGAGCTATACCAATCTCTCGATGATCGAACGCGGGCGCCGCTCCATGTATGTCGAAAACGTTCCAGACCTGGCCAGAACGCTTGGTGTCAGTGTGCAGTACCTCTTGCTTGGCGATGAACCAGACGACGAGGAGGAAGAACACGAACATGCCGCGTGACGCAGGCTATATCTATGCCATTCAGGCGGTTGGTCCCAGCTCTCTCAAAATCGGTTATACCAAGAGGCCCGTTGCTGTGCGTCTTGCTGCGTTACAGCATGCCTCCCCACGAAAGGTGATCGCATGTGCTGCGCAAACCCCCTGCTTGCGATGTGGGGTCAAGCAGCACTGGCCCTGCAAGGGCCACAGATTTCGACCATACTTTCTGTGGCAAGTGCTTGAAAGCATTGGATACACTTTTTGTATGAACCCCGGCAGATCCGGGGAGCAACCTCGTCCGACTGCCAAACGGGGACGGGATTGCATGCTCTTTCCTAGAGGCGGTTGCCGGGAGGAAGCAGTCCCCGGCGTAAAAGAGGAACTGTCCGATATCCCGGTAGGCCGGGGTGCGACGAACTCTCGCACGTATCGTAGACCGGCTCCTCCTTCGGGAGGAAGCGGAGTATGCGTCGTTGCAGCGGACACCTGCCAGACTTCTGTCACGGATGGAAGTCTGTCGCTTGGAAGGAGTTTCCATTGCGCTTTCCAAGAAACCCCCGGCTTGAGCCGTGGGGAGTGTCATAAGCATGAAGCGTCTTGATATTGCTAGAGTTAAAAATATATAGAGGTCTCGTATAGTGCCGAGATATCATCCATGCACATCTTAACTGTAACTCCAGATAACTCATTGACTATCAACAGACTCATCCGCCGGCGCCGGCCACGCCGCCCGGTGGGACGGCGGTTAAACGTATGGTTGCCGGAGGAGGTCTATACCGCGCTGGAGGAGCGTGCCCGTGAGCAGCACCGCTCCATGCAAGGCCAGGTGCTGCGGCTGATCGAGACCGATGTACGGCGGGCGAAGAAGGAGCCGGCTTGACGCCGCGGCGGCGGTGGGCTAGGCTTGCGGGCAGGCGTCCGCACTCTCTAAAGTAGAAAACAGTAGAAAATTATGCCGCGTGGACGAAAGCCGGGCACGCCCAAAACCGGCGGCCGCACCAAAGGCACCCCGAATAAATGCAGCGTGCGCACCCGCGAAGCCCTCTGGGACTATGTGGAGAGCCAGGCCGCGGGCGATGCGATGGCGCATCCGGTGCGCCTGTTCACGACGATCATGACGAGCCCGACGAGCAGCACGGCCGACCGCCTGACGGCGGCCAGTGCGTTATTTGACCGCATGCTCCCCAAACTGAAAGCCGTGGAACTGAGCGGCGATCCGGACAAGCCGCTCGTCCTCACCGATGCCACCCTGCGCCAGGCGCGCATTGCCGCGCTCCTGGCGAAACGGGGCGAGAACGGCCACGATGGCCCTGACGCTGGCTGAGGAACTGGAACTGGTGGCGCTGCTTGAAGCCGAGGACGCCTATCAGCGCACGCACCAGATCCTCACGCGCTTTCCCGCCACCGGGCGCTTTGCGCGCCATTACTATCCGCAACACCTGGCCTTCTTCGCTGCCGGCGCCACCCACCGCGAACGCCTCTTTATCGCCGCCAACCGGGTCGGCAAGACGCGCGCCGCCTGCTACGAGCTGGCGGTGCATCTCACCGGCCAGTACCCGGCCTGGTGGGCTGGGCGGCGCTTTCCGGGGCCTATTCGTGCCTGGGCTGCAGGGACCACGAGCAAAAAAGTCAAAGAGATCGTCCAGGAAGAACTGTTCGGGCCGGTCGGGCAGTGGGGCACCGGCGTGCTGCCCCTCGACACCTTTGTGCGCCCGCCCACCAAGGCGGCCAGCAGTGTGGCCGATCTGATCGACAGCGTGACCATCCTCCACGCCAGCGGCGGACACTCGCTCCTCACCCTCAAATATTACGAGCAAGGGCGGACCGCCTTTGAAGGCACCTTCCAGCATGTGATCCTGGAAGACGAGGAACCGCCGCTGGACATCCATACCGAGTGTGTCTTGCGCACCATGGATACCACCGGCACGGGCACGGGCAACGGCCTGGTGCTCACCACCTTCACGCCGTTGGAGGGGTTGAGCGAGACGGTCCTGCACTTCTTGCCGGACGGCGAGATCCCGGCGCAGCCGAGCCAGGGCGCCAAGTGGATCGGCAATGCTACCTGGGACGATGTGCCGCATCTCGACGCCGCCACCAAAGCCGAGATGCTGGCCGCCATCCCGGCCTACCAGCGCGACGCCCGCACGCGCGGCATCCCGGTGCTTGGCGCCGGGGTCATCTATCCCGTGGAGGAATCGGCCTATCTGGTGGAGCCGTTCGCCCTGCCGAAGCACTGGAAGCGCGCCTATGCGCTCGATGTGGGCTGGAACCGCACCGCTGCCGTGTGGGGCGCCTACGATGCCGAGGCGGATACCTGGTATCTGTACCACGAGCACTCCCGCGGCGAAGCCGAGCCGTCGGTGCATGCCGCCGCCTGTAAAGCGCCGGGTGACTGGATCCCCGGCGTCATTGATCCGGCGGCGCGGGGCCGGAGCCAGGGTGATGGGGTGGTGCTGCTGGAGACGTATCAGGATCTCGGGCTGCATCTTTCCGTGGCGGTCAATGCGGTCGAAGCCGGGATTTATCAGGTGCTGGAGCGCCTCACGCAAGGCCGGTTGAAGGTATTTGAGCCCCTGAGCAACTGGCGCAAGGAAGCCCGGTTGTATAGGCGCGATGCCAAGGGCCGGATCGTGAAAACAGACGACCACCTGATGGATGGCACCCGCTACCTCCTCGTGTCGGGCCTGGACGTGGCGCGCGCCGTGCCCGTGGCCCGCACGCCGGATGCGCCGCTGGTCGTGACCGCCGGCCGGGGGGGTGGGGGATGGCGGTCGACCTTTACGGGCTAGGGGCCGCTTGACACCCCTGCTGGCCCGTTGTACCCTCGCAGCAGCCGGGCGCTGCGACGTCACTCTGACCATCTCGGGAACCCAGCGCAGTTCCTCCGGGTGCCCGGCAGCCTCTCCCCCCCCCAGCAGGAGGATCTCTCCATGGCCAGGACCGTTCCACGCACCAAAGCCGGCAAGCAGCGCAAAGTGGAGACCGTCATGAGCGAGTTCAAGGCGGGGGATCTCCGCTCCTCCAGTGGTCAGAAAGTGACCAACCCGAAACAGGCCATGGCGATCGGCCTCAGTGAAGCGGGACTCTCCCGCCCGAAGAAAGGCAAAAAGTAATGGACACGACCGCGACACCCCCCGCGCCCTTGATTGTGGCCGATCCCGTCCTTATGGAGACGCTTGCCCAGCTCGATCAGGACGTCAGTGGCGAGGCAAAATTCTGCGCCCAGGCCGCTGAGAGCCTGCGCGCCTTCCAGGCACGCTGGAGCAATGACCACGCGGTGCAGGATGCCTATGGACACGCCATCCTGGCCCTCGACACCATGCCGGCCGTGCTCAGTGGCCTGTTGCGGCGGCAGACGCAGCAACTGACGCAGGACGTGGTGACGGCAGCCGGCCAGGCCCAGCAGACCGCCACGGCGCCGCCCGCGCCGGAGGAGCTGTAGCCCATGGCCGAACCGGAGGCCCCGTATCGCCGTACGGGCCCGCCCCCTGGTCGAGCCAGGGGCAAGCTCTGGACTCCGATCCAGGGGCAGGCCCCGCAGGGATCGGAGGCGGCAGACCGTGCCGCTCAGGCCCGTGATCGGGAGGCCCTGTTGCGCGTGGCGCGTGCCCGCTTTCGCACCGCCGAGCAGGCCGAGGCCGCCTGGCGCGCCCAGGCGCGCGATGATCTCGCCTTCCTCCAGGGGCAGCAGTGGCCCGATGCCGTCGAAGCGCAGCGCACCGCCGATGGCCGGCCCTGTCTCACCATCAATCAACTCCCCCAGTTTGTCCGGCAAGTGGTCAACGAAGAGCGCCAGAATCGGCCCAGTATCACGATACAGCCGGTGGACGACCAGGCCGACGTCGCGACCGCCGAGGTGATCGAAGGCTTGATTCGGCAGATCCAGAACGCCTCGAACGCCGATATTGCCTACGATACCGCCGCGGACAGCGTGGCCGCCTGCGGGCTGGGCTACCTACGGGTCAACGTGCGCTACGTCGGCCCCCTGAGCTTCGACCAGGAGCCCACCATCGAGCGCATCATCAACCCCCTGAGCATCTACCTCGACCCCACCAGTACCGAGCCCACCGGCGCCGACGCCAACTGGGCGTTTATCGTGCAGGTCATGGCCAAAGATGTCTACGAGAGCCAGTACGGCCGCTTACCCCCCGAGGCAAGCGCCTGGGAAACCACCGGCGACACCTGGATTACCCCAGATACGGTGCGGGTGGCGGAGTATTACTGGCGCGAGTGGGAGGGCGTCCGCCTGGCCTTACTGGCGGATGGGAGCGTGCAGCGCGTGGACCAGCTGCCCGAGGGCGCCCCTGTGGTGCAGACCCGCACGGCGCAGATCCCCATCGTGCACTGGGCGAAAATCTGCGGCTATCAGGTGATTGAGCAAACCAGATGGCTCGGCTCGTCGCTGCCGCTGGTGCGGGTAACCGGCGAAGAACGGCTCACGGACGAGGGGCAGCTCGACTACACGGGGGTGGTGCGCCACGCCAAGGACTCGCAGTACGCCTATGACCTGTGGGCCTCAGCCGAGGCGGAAATGATTGCCCTGGCCCCGAAAGCGCCCTTTATTTTGGCCGAGGGGCAGATCGAGGGCTATGACCAGTGGTGGGCCACGGCGAACACGCGCAATCATGCCTATTTGCCCTATAAACCGCTGACCATCGGGGGGGTGGCGGTCCCTCCCCCGCAGCGCCAGACCCTGGAGCCGCCGGTGCAAGCGATTGCCCAGGCACGGCTTCTGGCGGCGCAGGACCTCTCGACCACCACCGGCATCTATCAGCCGCAGCTCGGCCAGCAGGGCCCGCCGGGCGAAGCGGCGAGCACCGTCTACCAGCAGCGCAGCCAGGGGCAGCTCGGGCAGTTCCACTACCTGGATAACCTGCGCCGCAGTGTGCGCCGGGTGGGGCAGATCCTGGTGGAGCTGATCCCGCACCTCTACGATGGCCGCCGCGCTTTACGCATCCTGGGCCCGGACGACACCCTCAGACAGGTGATCGTGGGGGCCAGCTATGTCGATCCGCTCTCCGGATTGCCGACGCTGTACGACCTCACCGTGGGGCGGTATGACGTGGTGGTGAGCGCCGGACCGGGCTACGCCACGAAGCGGCAGGAAGCCGTAGCCGTGATGATGCAGCTCACGCAAGCGCTGCCGGAGGTGATGGCCAATACGGTGGATTTGCTGGTCAAAAACATGGACCTGCCCGGCGGCAAGGCGCTGGTGGAGCGCTTGCAGAAGCAGTTGCCGCCCCAGCTGCAAGAGGGCGAGGGCGGCCAGCCGTCGCAGGCGCAGCAGATCCAGGAGCTGACACAGCAGGTGCAGCAGATGGGCGGGCAACTGGAGGCGCTGAATCAGTACGCGACCATGGCCGAGCGGCAACTGCAAGAACTCACGCAGCGCAACAATGAGCTGGAGTTGCAGGTCAAGGACAAGGCCGAGCAGAACGCCCTCAAAGCGCGGGAATTGGAGATCGAGCGCGAGTATAACGCCTGGCAGATTGGCGTCAAAGAGCAGGAGCTGGCGCTCAAGGCCGAGCAGCTCAGCCGCAATGGGTCGGAGGGCTAGAGGATGCTCGCCTGGCTCTGGGACTGGCTGGGGTGGCTGGGGTGGTACGCCCTGGTGCTCGGCGGCTGGTGGGGCTGGTTCCGGGCGCATCAGCGGGCCGGCCGACTGGATCGCGAGCTGACCCGACTGGCGCACGCTCTGCGGTATACGGACCGCTCCAGGTCTTGACAAGTGCCGGAGAACCTTGTGTAATTAGCCGCAAACTTTCTGCGCTCCCGGTGCCTAGCTAGCGCCGGTTGAGCGCGCGCCTTGCAAGGCAGGTGAAGGTCACGTGACACCTTCGCCTGCCTTTTTTTTGCGCTCGGCAGGGCGCAGAAAGTCCCCCAACGCCTCATAGGAGCGACCCATCCTATGCCGATCACGGTCACCGAACCCGGCCCTGATGGCACGCTGCAGACTGTGGCCGAGCCATCCCCCGACCCGGCTGCGCCCCCTCCCGGTGAGGTGGGCGACCCTGGTGCCTCAGCCCCGCCGCCTGCCCCTGCGCCCCCGGCTGTGCCCGCTCCTGCGGAGACTGGGCAGTCCTCCGAATCAGCCCCGGATGTTCCCGCGACCCCTATGCCCCCGGAGGACCACGACGAGGACAGCCGTGCAGAGCCGATGACGAGCAAGCAAGAGCGGAGTTTCGCTCGCATGCGCCGTGATCGGGAAGAGGCCCGCCGCGACGCCGCCGCCTTGAAGGCCCAGCTCGCCATGCTGGAGCAAGGCTACCGGAAACCGCCTGCCGAGACGCCCCCGGTGCCGCTGCACCAGCAACCCGAACCGCGCGAAGAAGACTACCCCTCGCAGCAGGAGTGGTTCAAAGCCGTGCGGGACTGGGACAAGGCGCAACTGAAGCAGGAATTGGCCCTGGAGCAGCAGGCCGCCCGCCAGCAGCAGGCCGAGCAGCAGCGCCTGAGCCGCCTGCAGGAGCAAGCCACCGCGGCGCGCCAGAAGTATGCCGATTTTGATGCCGTGCTGGACCGCTTGAGCGGCATCTATAGCGCTCCGGCGCTGGATGCCTGCGTGCAGGACAGCGAGCTCGGCGCCGAACTGGCCTACTACCTGGCGCAGCACCCCGACGAGATCACGCGCCTGAACGAGGTGGCGCGCGAGCGCCCGCTGGCCATGGCGCGCGAGATCGGCAAGATCGAGATGCGGCTCAGCCCGCCCCCGAACGGCACCAGTCCCCGTCCGACGCCTCCGACCCCCAAACCTGCCCCGCCGACGCCGCTCAGTGGCGCCGGGAATCCGGGGCCGCGAACGCTCTACGACATGACCGAGGAGGAAATTATGGCCATGTCGCAGAAAGAATACGATGCGATCTATAAGCGCATGTATCCGGATTCGCGGTAAAGGAGGAAAGCGAGGCCCATTGTGCCCAACACGCTGCTCACGATCTCGATGGTCACCCGCCGCGCGCTGTCGATCCTGCGCAACAACCTGAAGATGGCGAGCCAGGTGAACCGCAGTTACGATAATCAATTCGCCCAATCCGGCGCCAAAATCGGCGCCACCCTAAACATCCGGGCGCCGGCCCGCTTTACCGTGCAAAATGGCCCGAGTGTGACGCCGCAGGACTACATCGAGACCTCGACGCCGCTCACCATCCAGTGGCAGCCGGTGGTGCCCGTGCAGTTCACCTCGGCCGAGCGCGCCCTGTCCCTCGACGACTATAGCCAGCGTGTCCTCGAGCCGGCCATTGCCACCCTCGCCAACGACGTCGACCGCAAGGTCTGCGAGCTGTACAGTAGCGTCTGGAATAGCGTCGAAATCCCGCAAGCGACCACCAACTACTTTCTGCCCTTCCTGCAGGCCGGCGCCCGGCTCGACGACAACGCCGCGCCGCGCGACCGCTTTCGCAGTGTGGTGATCGGGCCGTGGCAACAGGTCGATGTGGTCGATCAACTGAAGGGGCTCTTCCAATCGTCCGAGCAGATTGCCAACCAGTACGAGACGGGCACCATGGGCCTCGCCGGCGGCTGGCGCTGGTCGATGGACCAAAACATCGTGACGCATACGGTGGGCCCGCTCGGGGGCGCCCCGGCGGTGAATACCAACAGTCAGACCGGCAGCAGTCTGCTCACCGATGGCTGGACGGCCGCGGCGGCATTACGGGTGCGCAAAGGCGATGTGTTCACCATCGACGACGTCTACAGCGTCAATCCCCAGACCAAACAATCGACGGGCAAGCTGCAACAGTTCGTTGCCACGGCCAACGCCTCGTCCGATATCGGCGGCGCCGCGACGCTCAGTATTCAACCGGCCATCACCGTGACCGGGCCGTACCAGACGGTCACGGCCAGTCCGGTGGATGGCGCCGCGCTCACCTTTGTCGGCACGGCCAACACGCCCTATGTGCAGGGGCTGGCCTTCCACCGCGATGCCTTTACGCTGGCCTCGGTGGATCTCGATCTGCCGAGCCAGAGCGCCGAGGCCAGCCGGGCCACGGATGACCAGCTCGGCATCAGTTTACGCGTGACGCGTCAGTGGGCCGCGCTCTCCGATCAATGGATCACCCGCGTCGAAATGCTCCATGGCGAATCGGTCCCACGGCCGGAATGGGCCTGCCGGCTCTGGCAAGCCGTGGCGTGACGGGCGACGCCCACGGGCGACGCCCACGGGCGACGCCCACGGGCGACGAAAGAGGGAGGTGTCTGATGGCTGAGCGCCCGTCCACGTTGCCCACCTGGCGTTTCTGGCCGGATGGCCGGGCGCGGATCGTCCATACGCTCGACGAGTGGGACGCCTTGGAGCCGGGGCACGCGGACAGTCGGGCGGGGCCCTTTCCTGCCGTGCCGGAGGCCCCGGCGCCGGCGGATCGCCGTCCGGGCCCGACACGGGAGCAGCCGAGTGAGTGGCAGCGGATACGAGATCTCCAGGCTGAGGGGATGAGTCAGCAGGCCATGGCGGAGACGTTGGGGATCAGTCGCGCCAGGGTGCGCCGCTTGCTGGAGGAGGAGGCCCCGTGACCACCGCGCGCGCCCTGATTGCCAGCACGCTCCGGCTGCTTGGCGTCCTGGCGTCCAACGAGCCGCCGACCGCCGAGGAAGCCTTTGACGGCTTGCAGACGCTGAATCAGCTCGTGGACTCGTGGAGCAATGAGCGGCTCACCCTCTACGCCATCGAGCGCCTGGACGTGCCCTTGATCGTCGGCCAGGCGCTCTATACGTGGGGCGTGCCAGGGGGGATGATTGCGCACCCGCGCCCGCTCCAGGTCGAAGGCGTGGTGCTGCGGCTCACCGATCAACCGGATATGGAATGGCCCCTCACCGCATACAGCCAGGCGGAGTATCAGGCGTTAGCGCAGAAGGGCATGACGAGCCTGTATCCGCAGCTGTGGCAGTACACCCCGACGTATCCGCTGGGGGAGCTGCGGATGTGGCCGGTGCCGCAGCAGGCGCACACGCTGGGGCTGTTCCCGTGGGTGCCACTCACGCGGTTTGCGTCACTCGATACGGAGCTGACGTTTCCGCCGGGGTATGAGCGCGCGTTACGCTTCGGCCTGGCGCTCGACCTGGCGCCCGAGTACGACCGTGAGGCGTCCACCGCCCTCGTCGGGGCGTTTGCCCAGGCCTTTTCCGCGATCAAGCGCACCAATACGGTCGTGCCCACCCTGGGGATGGACCCGGCGATGAGCGGCCGGCAGGCCGGGGCGTGGGAGGCGTCGAGCGGGCACTATGTCTGGAGGCGGTAATGGACTTCCAGGGGTTTTGCGGGCCAGGCTATCGCTCAAGAAGCCTGGATGTCAGTCCTGACAGAACCATAAACCTGTTCACCGAGGTCTGCGCCAGCGGCGTGCGTCCCCCGACGCTGGCCCTGTACGGGATTCCCGGCCTACGGCGGCGGGCACACGCGACCGTGGGACCGATTCGCGGCCTCTATACCAGCACCACCGGGCGCACCTTCGTCGTCGCCGGTCCCACGCTATACGAGCTGGCCAGCGCCGGCCCGCTGGTGGCGCGTGGGACGCTCCAGAGCCGCGCGGGGCTCGTCTCCATGGCCGATAATGGCCTGATGGTGGCCCTGGTGGACGGCACCCAGGGGTATGGCCTGACGCTGGCGACGAACGCCTTCAGCGCCAACGCCGACCCGGATTTCCGCCCGGGACGGACCATCGGCTTCCTGGACGGACGCTTCGTCTGGGACATTGCTGGCACCGGCCAGTATCAGTGGAGCGAGCTCTATAGCCCGAGTATCGACGGCCTCGCCTTTGCCACCGCCGAAGCACGCGCCGATCCGCTCGTCGGGCTGCTGGTCGATCACCGCGAGCTGTGGCTCTTTGGCACGCAGACGACGGAAGTCCTGTACTCGACCGGCGATCCCTTCACGCCCTTTCAGCGGCTGCCGGGCGGCCTGATGGAAGTCGGCAGTGTCGGACCGTACGTGGCGCGCTCCCTCGTGGGTCAGGTGTTCTGGGTGACCAGCAGCCCGCGCGGGCACGGCACCGTGGTGCAGGCCCAGGGCTATCAGCCGCAGCGGATCAGTACGCCGCCGGTGGAGTGGGCGTTGGCGCAGTCGACGCGCCTGGCGGAGGCCGTTGGCCTGACGTATGCGCAGGAGGGGCATAGCTGGTACGGGTTGTATGTGCCGGACCTGGAAACCTCCTGGTGGTATGATCTCTCGACGCAGCACTGGAGTGAGCGCGGGACGCTGGTGGCCAACAGTCTCCGGCTCCCCGAGCCGGACCCGGTGTGGTATCCGTGGCGCCCGTACCTGCACACGTTTGCCTTCGGGCAGCATCTGGTGGGCAGTTGGGAGGACGGCACGCTGTACACCCTGGACCCGACCTGCTATACGGATGACACGTTCCCGCTGGTGCGCCAGCGGGTCACCCCGGTGCTCCGGCAGGAGCAGGAGTGGCTGACGCTCCAGCGCTTGCGGGTGCTCATGGAGACGGGCATCGGCCTGGACGGCGGGGTGGTGCCAGGGACGGACCCGCAGGTCCTGTTACGGCTGTCCCGCGATAACGGCCACACGTGGGACAATGGCCGCTGGGCCACGGCGCACCGCCAGGGGCAGTATGGCCGGACGGTGGAGTGGCGGCGCTTAGGGCGGGCGCGGCAGCTCGTGGCCGAAGTGACCGTGAGTGATCCGGTGCCTGTGGCGTTTATCGGCGCATCGATTGCGTAGGAGGTCCCCATGCCCACCACCTTGGCCCCGGTCCTGTTGCAAGCCCCCGTGGTCGACCGGGACACGCTCCGCCTGTCGCGCCCGTGGCTGGCCTGGTTCCAGCAATCGTACGAACGGCAGGGCGGGCAGGAAGCCGCGACCAATACGGAGTTAGCCGGCGGCGTCCTCCTCAATGCCGGGCACATCAGCCAGGTGGAAGACGATCTCGGCAGCACCAATACCACGGTGGAGGGCCTGGAGGCGGAACTGACGGCGTTGCAGGCATCGTTCCTCGATCTCGCCGCCGACGTCGAGGCCCTCACCGGACGGGTGACCACCCTGGAGGGCACGGTCAGCGCGCTGGAGACGAGCCAGGCCGATCAGGAGACGCGGCTTCAGGCGCTGGAGGCGTGGCGCGCGGCGGTGGTGGCGGGTTTACCCGCGGTGGTGAGTGTGACCGCGCTGCCGACGTTGACCGACGCCCCGGCGAGTGCGGACGCCTTACGCGATAATCTCACCAGTGCCTGGGAAGGCGTGTTAGAGACGAATGATGCCGGGTTAGCGACCGGGGTGAACGCGATCCGCAATGCGCTGGCGGCGTGAGCCATGGTGCGTATCTGGGATCTCGTCAGGCCGCTGGTGACGTGGAGCCGGGCGGAGCGCGAGCGGCGGTTGTTTCACGTGTGTGTGCAGGTGCAGGCGCGGCTCCTGGCGCGCTATCCGGACTATCACACGACGGAGGTCTACGTGATCCCCCCCGCGGTGGCTGCCGAGGTGCAGACGATGCTCACGACCCTGGTGCCCCGCACGGACGCCCTGGCCCGCCGGGAGCAGATCCTGGCCTTTGAAGCCACGCTCCGGCAGCATCCCCGGGCCGTGCACGGCGATAGCGAGCAGTTTCCTCTGACGCACTATTTCGCGCCAGGCATGTACTTGCGGGCGATCCAGATTCCGGCGGGATCGCTGCTGGTGGGGAAGATCCACAAGCAGGCGCACCTGGTGGTGCTCCTGCAAGGCGCCCTGCGGCTCTATACCGAGGCCGGGGGGCTCCAGGAGGTGCGTGCGCCGCAGGTGCTCCAGTCGCCGGCCGGCGCCAAACGCGCCGCGCTGGCCCTGGAAGATACGGTCTGGGTGACCTGTCACGCCAACCCGTCCGACACCCAGGATCTGGCGGCGTTGGAAGCCGAGATCATTGCCCCCTCATTTGCCGCCTATGCGGCGTGGCGGACGGCGCTGGACGCCGGAGAGCCCTGGCCTGAACGCAAAGGAGACGATGGATGTCATTTCTTGCCGCGGCCGTAGCCGGCGGTGTGGCGATAGCGGGTGCGGTGGCAACCTCCGCCATCCAGTCGAGTGCCGCCAAAAAGGCCGCCAAAATGCAGGCCGAGTCCGCCGATGAGGCGACCGCCCTGCAACGCGAGATGTGGGCGCAAGGGCGCGCCGACCTGGCGCCGTGGCGCGAAGCCGGGGCATGGGCCCTGCCGCGCCTGCAACAGATGATCACGCAGGGGCCCGGGCAGCCGTTTCAGGCGCCGCGCGGGCTCGATCCGCGGCAGTACACCTTCGTGCCCCCGACCGCCGCGACGCTCCAACAGGACCCCGGCTTCCAGTTCCGCCTCCAGACGGGGATGCAAGCCCTCGAAGGCAGTGCCGCGGCGCGCGGCGGGCTGCTCAGTGGCGGGGCCCTGCGCGGGGCGCTGGACCTCGGCCAGCAGATGGGCAGCCAGGAGTACGGCGCGGCATACGGGCGCGCCCTGGGACAGAATGAACTGCGCTATGGCCGGGCGCTGACG